TCAAGGCCACTTTCCAGGTCTCGGGAGTATTGACCTTCGCCTAAAGGGCGGAGGCTAGAGGAGAACAATATGGCAGTATACACGGGTACACAGGCAAAGCAGGCGTATGGTGCGCAACTCCTGCGGAACAACGGCAGCGCTTATGCCGCCATCGAGGAGCTTACCGCCATCGGAGGCCCGTCCTCGAAGACGAAGCCCATCGACTGCACTAACTTCGACTCGGGCGGCGTCAATGAGTACATCTCCGGGCTCCTGGACAGCGGCACCGTAACCTGTGAGGGCAACTTCGTGAACGGCACCAACCAGGCGTTGGCCTATGATGACTTCAACGGCAGGACGACCAGCCTGTGGGAGATCACTCTGCCCGGCACTCAGCCAGCGGCGGGGTATTTCCGTTTCAGTGCCATGGTGATCGAGTTCGCGCCTGACTTCAAGCTGACCGAGCAGGTCAAGTTCAAGCTGACGCTCCAGATCACCGGGGCTATCACCTTCGGCACCACATAGGGGCTAGGCTTGCGGCGGGCACGGGGAGGGTGCGTGAACACAAGCTACAAAACCAGGTCTGTATATTTCCCCGGAGGTATTCCAGGGGCGGCGGAGAGGCACGTCTAGGGGGCAAACAGGGAGATGAGATTTACATTCATAGACGGCAAGGAACGGGATATCAAGTTCTCGTTCGCCGATGTGCTGAAGCTACAGAAAGAGGAGTTTCCAGGGGACGAGCCTGCGGAAGAGGCAGCGATGCGCACCTGCCGCTGGATTGCCATAGGTCTCCAGCGCAGCGAGCCGGGCATCACGCCCGAGCAGGTGGCCGACCTTATCGAGGTCGAGACCTTCAAGGAACTCAGGCAGGCCCTTGATGCTGCCCTGGGGCGCAGGAAGACCGAGGAGCCCCGCCCTACCCCGGAGGGCTAGGCGACTACTGGGCCTTCGCCCGGTACAGCCTGGGGCTCTCCGAGGACGACTTCTGGAGCCTTTCCCCTGATGGCTTCTGGCTGCTCTACGAGCATTGGAGGCTCGACCAGCAGAGGCAGGACTCACGGTTTGGCATGCTGTGCGCCATCGTTGCCAACGGGCTCCTGAACACGAAGGAGCACGGGCCTTTCAAGCCCGAGGACTTCTTCCTCTCGCTTAGGCCGCCCGAGGAGCCGAGTAAGCCTATGACAGGGCAGCAGATGGAAGACGCCCTGAAGGGCATAACCCGGATGATGGGCGGCACGATCAAAGGTGAGCAATGAAGCTAGCCGAACTTATCATAGAACTCTCGACCAACACTGCCTCGCTGAAGAAGTCCTTTGACGAGTCGCTAGCGATGGCGAACAGCTTCGCCAGCAGTCTGAAGTCCGTCCTGGGCGCTGCACTGCCTAGCCTCTCGGTGGCGGGGCTCGCTGCCGGGCTTAAGCAGGTGGTCGAGGATACCGTCAAGGCTGGCGAGGAAATCCACAAGCTGTCGAATGTCACCGGGCTGAGTGCCGAGGCCCTCAGTGGCCTCAAGGTAGTGGCGTCCGAGTCCGGGGAGAGCCTGGAGAGCCTGGGAGGGGTCCTCGCCCGTGCCGGGAAGAACCTGGAGCAGGCATTCATCAAGCCCGGCTCCGAGGCGGGCAAGGTCCTGCATGCCCTCTTCACCAACGCGGAGGTGGAGAGCCTTAAGCTCGCCACCCCCGAGCAGCGGATAGAGGCGCTCGCCAGGAAGATATTCGGCCTTTCCGATGCCGAGGAGCGGGACTTCGCCGCCTCGGCGATGTTCGGAAGGGGATGGATGGCCAACGAGGAGACCCTCCGCAAGCTGGCCATGGAGGGCTTCGCCGTCGCGGAGGCTAAGGCCGACCTTTTCAACATGACCCTCGACCCCGAGGGAGTCGCCAAGCTCCATGCCTTCGACCAGATGCTCAAGACCACATCCCTCAGCATACAAGGGCTTACCCAGTCAGCCGGGCTGTTCGTGGCTAGCATGTGGTCGGATGCCTTCCCAGGGCTCCTGGCGATGAACGAGCAGCTTGACAAGATGGAGGCGCACGGCGGGGTGCTCCCCACCGACTTCATCAAGGGGATGGGCGACCTGAAGCTGTCCGCCGATGCCCTGAAGGCCGTGCCCAGCATCAAGGTCACGGGCTCCAAGTCCTTCACCGACCTGATGGCGGAGGGGAATGCCAAGAAGCCCAAGACGGACGTGCTGGCGGAGATCATCGAGCGGGAGAAGGACGAGATATCGAGCCTCGGCATACTGGACAAGGCGCACCGTGCTATCCAGGAGTCCTATCAGCGTACGCTGAGGGAGATCGAGAAGCAGGTCAAGGCAGGGGGCTCGCTCAAGGAGTCCTACACGGCGCAGGGCTTGGCGCTCGACATCTATAACAAGAAGCTCCTGGAGTACATGGAAAGCGCCATCAAGATACCCAAGCTCCCCAAGTGGGGGGAGGAGTTTGCGGCAGCAGGCGGGGCAACGCCCATCGACTTCACCAAGAAGATGATCCCTCCCATGGCCGCCTTTGACCTGGGCGCTCCTACGGCCAAGGACCTCCAGCTCACCATAGACCAGGTGGCAGCACTCGGCCAGGGGCTCGACAGGAACCGTGCTTACCAGCATGCACTGTCGCTGGAGACCAACCTGTCGGCAGAGAGCTTCAAGAAGCTGGCGGCAGCCTTCCACGGCTGGACAGAGGAGGCTATAGCCGCCGACCCGGCAGGGCAGCGGCTCATCGCCTACCTCACGAGGCTGGACAAGCTGGGCATAGATATGAGCTTCGGCGAGCGCTTCACCAGCAACCTGGAGGAGATGAAGATAGCTGGGGATGACTTCGGCGCTCACCTGGCGGACACCTTCACGCACGCCATCGACTCCTTCCAGGACGACCTTGCCCGCTTCATCGTGACGGGCCAGGGCGGCTTCAAGCAGCTATTCGACAGCCTGGCGGAGGACATCATCAAGTCCGGCCTGCAAAAGATGACTGCTAACCTCATCACGGCGTCTGGGGTGGGCAAGGGCGGAAGCCCATCCTCCCCTGTGGCCAGCTCCCTTCCTGCCTTCGTCATTCCCTTTATCGGGAAGGCGGGCGGCGGCGACGTGAGCGCCAACGACATGTACATGGTCGGCGAGAAGGGGCCCGAGCTGTTCTCCCCTGGCAGGAGCGGCACCGTCCTGCCTAACAACATCCTGGGCGGCGGCACCTACATCGACGCCAGGGGGGCGGACGCGGGGGTCGAGCACAGGGTCAGCAGGGCCATGAGCGTGGCGGCGATAGCCCAGAGGACCTATGGGATGGTCAGTAACTACGACTTCTCACGCAGGGGAGGGAGCATAACGTGAGCATAGCATATCCTCTCAGCCTGCCCTCGGGGCACCGTGCTCCCAGCCGGGTGGTGATGAGGACCAACTCCGTGGTGGGGATGAGCAAGTCACCCTTCACGGGCAGCCAGCAGGTCTACCAGTGGCCCGGGGAATGGTGGAGCGCAGAGGTCACCCTGCCTCCCATGGCACGCTCCGATGCCGAGTATTGGGTAGCGTTCCTGGTCGCCCTGCGGGGCGTGACGGGAACCTTCCTTATCGGGGACCCGTCCTCCCCCAGCCCCCAGGGGAGCGGGCTCGGCGGCCCCCTGGTGTTCGGGTCTTCCCAGACGGGGACGCAGCTTACGACATCGGGATGGTCCGCCAGCCAGTCTAACCTGCTCAGTCCTGGGGACTACCTCCAGGTCGGGCCCAGCGAGTCCGTGCCGCTGCCGAGGCTCTACAAGGCGCTTACCCCCGTGGACAGCGATGGGAGCGGGCACGCGGTCATAGACATCTTCCCGAGGCTGCGGGAGTCGCCTGGAAGCGGGGATGCCATCACCATCCACAGCGCAGTCGGCACCTTCCGCCTGGCTAAGAACACCTCGGAGTGGGACGTGGACGCGGCCAAGGTTTACGGGATAGCGTTCAGCGCCCTGGAGGCAATCTAGTGGCGAGGAGCTTCAGCGCCGGTGTCCTGGCGGCCATAGCCTCGGGGACGGTCAGGCCCGTCCTGTTCGTGGAGGCGCAGTTCCAAACGGGCACGGTCTACATCTGGTCCGGCATCGGCACCGTAAGCTGGAACGGGCAGACATGGAACGGGATGGGCGACCTGCTCAGGGTAGCGCCCATAGACGAGACTACCAGCGGTCAGGCGAGGGGCGTCACCATCAGTCTGAGCGGGATACCCTCGGGGCTCCTGGCGGATGTCCTGGTGGAGGTGCAGGCACAGCAGCCCGTCAGCCTGTGGATAGGCTACCTGGACTCCTCGGGGAACGTCATAGCGGACCCCGAGCTGAGGTGGTACGGGACGATAGACCTCGTGAAGATATCCGAGGGCGAGGAGACCAGCACCATCGAGGTCAGTGTCGAGTCCAAGCTGATCGACCTGGGCAGGGCGAGGGAAAGGCACTGGACGAACGCCGACCAGCAGATGCTCTACCCCGGTGACCTCGGGTTCTACCAGCTCGACGGGATACAGCAGGTGAAGATCACCTGGGGGAAGAACGTCCTGGAGTTCTCATCCCTGGGAAGCCCGAACCAGTAAAGGAGCAGGGAAGGGACATGCCCGGCTGGAGGCTAGGAGCATACATGGAGTCGAAGCGCAGCCCGAGGCCCATCGGCTGGCAGGAAAGGCTGAACGGATATATCGAGTCGAAGCGGCATGTCCCCTTCGCCTGGGGCACCCACGACTGCGGCAGCTTCTTCGCGCACGCCGTTGAGGCGGTCACCGGCACCCTCCCTGCCAAGGAGATACTCGGTACCTACACGGACGAGGCGGGTGCCCTGGCCGCCATACAGAAGGCGACGGGCAAGGAGGACAGGGCGGAGTGCATGCTATCCCTGCCGGAGGCCCTGGGATTCAAGGCGGTCCCTGTCAGGCTGGCGCAGCGTGGCGATATCGTCCTGGTCGATAACGGGCTCGGAGGCACTGCCTTCGGCATAGTCTCCCTGGACGCGAGGCTGGCCGTGAGCCCCGGCAGGAAGGGTATCAGCTTTACGGACATGAAGGACGCCCTGGCGGCGTGGAGCGTGAGCTAGATGTCTGACGTACTGGGCAAGGCCGGCTCGATGGGCCCGATGATGGAGTCTAACCCGCAGATGGCGATGGTTGCGGGCATGATGATGTTCGGGCATACCCTCATCAAGCACCTGGAGAGCACCAAGCCCAAGGCCTTCACCGTCACCTCGTCCGAGCCTAACCCCGCCTGGCGCATGATCTACGGCAAGCACAGGGTGGCGGGCGTCATCACCTGGCTGGGCCAGGTGGACCAGAACGTCTCCGGCCCCTGGTACCTCCTCGACCTCGGCGGTTCCACGAACGCATATCTCTTCCTCGTCGTGACGATTGCCAAGGGCAAGCTGCACGCCATCGACACCGTCTACTTCGACAACGTGGCCATCCCCCTGGACAGCCTGGGGAACGGCACGGGAGTCTGGCAGCACAAGGTCATAGTCAACTACGACCTGGGCGACCCCGCCAACTCCTCGCAGCCCTTCCCGAACCTCGTCACCTACGGCCCGCAGACCTGGAAGGACCCCTGCCTCCAGAGGGGCCACGCCAAGGCGTACATCGTCCTGGCATCCGACTCCAAGCTGTTCCCGAACGGCCTCCCTAACATCTCCTTCGACGTCAGGGGCCGCGAGGTCTACGACCCGAGGACATCCGCTACCGCCTACAGCACCAACCCCGCCCTCTGCCTGCGGGACTACCTGACCGACCAGGTCATGGGCCTGCAATGCTCGTCCGCCGAGATCGACGACCCCGCCTTCATCGCCGCCGCCAACACCTGCGACGAGACCGAGACCCTGCCGGGCAGCGTGATGAGCGCCATTCCCACGGATATCAGCGGGCATATAAACAACGGGGGCAGCAGGTATGACGCAGGGAACATCATCAACATCGTCGGCGGCAACGGCGACTGCGCCTGCTGGGTGGGGATGGTGAGCCATACCGGGGCGGTCAAGCTCCTGAATGTCATCGACCCCGGCAGCGGCTACGGGTCGGGCGGCAACAACTACGCCACGAGCGGCGGGAACGGCACCGGCCTGCTGGCCAATATAACCACGGACACCAGCACCGAGCCCCTGTTCTCCTGCAACGGCCTGTTCGAGAGCACGGAGACCCCGCAGCAGGTCATCAACAACCTGTGCAACGCCATGGGCGGGTACCTGGCATACTCCCAGGGGAAGTTCATGCCCATCGTGGGGGCCTACGCCACGCCCTCGGCCAGCCTGGGGGACGATGACCTCCGTGCCCCGCTGGAAATCCAGATGAGGACCAGCCGCAGGGACCTGTTCAACTCGGCCAGCGGCACCTACCTGAACGAGGCCAACAACTGGCAGCCTAGCAACTATCCGGCCGTCTCCAACCCGACCTATGTCACGCAGGACGGGGTCGTCCTCTGGCACACCCTGGACCTCCCCTTCGTCACGTCCGCCACCCAGGCCCAGCGCCTTGCCAGCATCACCATCAACAGGAACAGGTACCAGGTAGCCGTCACGGCGAGGTGCAAGCTGACGGCGGCGGGCATACAGCCGGGCGATGTCATCCAGCTCACCCATGCGAGGCTGGGGTGGACGGACAAGACCTTCTTCGTGCAGGACACGAACCTCGTCATCGCCCGCGATGCCGACCTCGGCAGCGGGGACGAGAGCCCCGCCCTGGGCGTGGACCTCGTCCTGCATGAGACGGCACCGGACGTCTTTACCTGGGATGCCAGCATGGGCGTGCCCAACACTCCCGCTGCCGGTAACCCCGGCACGCCCGTGGACGTGGGGCCGATAGAGAGCGTTGCGGTTACCGCCCAGACCGCCGTGGGGGCGGACGGGATACTCTGCAACTACCTCCAGGTCAACTGGACGGAGATCAACGACCAGCAGGTCACGGACGGCGGGCTGGTCTGCTGCCAGTACCGCCTGACCAATGACGGGGGCTCCCCTCCGGGCACGGCGTCCCCTCCCGTCCCCGGCCCCTGGATAGCGGGGCCGAACGTGCCCGGAGCATCTACCTACCTGAACATCGGGCCGCTCAGCGGTGCCACCAACTACGACGTGCAGGTCTGGCCAGTCAATGCCCTGGGCGTCTCCGGCGAGGTGGTCGAGGTGGACGACACGGAGACCAGCACCGACGTCTCCCAGTTCAGCGGCACGGTCTACGGGATGCAGGTCTTCGTCGGTGCCTGGAGCCCTAGCACCCAGTACTACACCGGGAACGAGGTCACGGACGCGGGCAGCTATTGGCTGTGCGTCCACGACAACATAGGCTCTGAGCCTAGCCTGGTGAACTCCAACTGGCAACTGGTCGGGAGCGGCTCGACCTATATGGGCCTGTGGGATACGGATACCGACTACCAGGAGGGCGAGATCGTCCTGTGGCCCGAGACGGGCGGCTACCTCTACATGGCCAAGGTCGCCAACCAGGGCCATGAGCCTGACACCAGCCCCGACTACTGGGCGAAGCAGAGCGGCGGAATCGTCTGGATGGGCACCTATAACCCGTCCCTGGCCTACAGCGAGGGCTCGATGGTGGTCTATGCGAACACCGTCTGGCTCTGCATCCTGGACGCCCCCGCAGGCGCTACCCCCAGCATGTCCTCCGAGTACTGGCAGATGGTGGGCTCGCAGAGCGAGTACACCGGTGCCTGGACGGACTCGCCTCCGACCGCCTATACCGAGGGGCAGGAGGTCCTTAGCGGCGGTCAGGTCTTCATCTGCATCCAGGACAATACGTCATCGTCCGCCAACGAGCCTCCGAACACCACCTACTGGCTGCCTCTGTCCGGCCTGATCTATGTCGGGCCCTACGCCTCGGACTACCCCGGAGGCTACCAGAAGGACATGGTGGTCGCCTACACGGACGGCAACCAGTACCTCTGCATCCTGAATGACCCGACCAACATAGCGCCCCCGAATGCTACCTACTGGCTGAAGATGGGTCCTGCCAACGCCCAGGCCATCCCTGGAAGCCAGACCTACTGGGGGCTGTGGTCGCCGACCCAGACCTACATGGTCGGGCAGGAGGTGCAGTGGCCTGCCACCGACAGCAACTTCTGGCTCTGCACCGTTGACAACTGCCTGGACATCGAGCCTGGCAGCGGGGCGGACACAGGCCAGTGGGTACTCGTGGGCCCGGCGAACGCCGCCGCCCTGGAGGGCTGCCAGCAGTATGTCGGTGCCTTCGTCCCTGGCGACACCTACTTCAAGGGGCAGGAGGTCTACTACTCCTACTCGGTCTGGCTCTGCAATGTGGCCACTACGACGGCCACGCCCGGCACCAACTCCGACTGGGTCCTGCTGGGGCCCTCGGACATCTCGGCGGTGCCGAACGCCCAGAAGTACATCGGCCCGTTCGACCCCGGCCATGCCTATCAGGCAGGGAACCAAGTCACCTGGCAGGCACCCGGCGAGGACGGCACGAACTACTACCTCTGCACCCTGGCGACCACGGCGGGCGACCTGCCCTCCGACACCGGGCACTGGCTCCTGATGGGGCCGAGCAACATCAATGCCGTGAGCGGGGCGCAGGCGTTCGTGGGGAACTGGTCCCAGAGCGTGGACTACGACCCTGGGAACGAGGTCGTATACCTGGACGGGAACTTCTACGAGTGCGAGGACGCCAACGGCCCCGCCGAGACGGTCTACCCGCCCAGTTACAACTACAAGGGGGCCTACACCTCGGGCAACACCTACAGCCCCATCGACCTGGTCTCCAGCGGCGGGCACTACTGGCTCTGCCTTGCCCAGACTACCATTGCCCCTGCCTCGGGTGCATACTGGTTCGAGACCACCCCCAGCCCGGCCCCGGGCGGCATAGGGGTTACCTATAGCTCGGCATGGCAACTGATGGGGCCCTCGCAGGCGAACGGGGTGCCTGGGGCCCACGTCTTCCTCGGCGAGTGGTCTCCACAGCTAGACTACTGCGTGGGCAACGAGGTCTGGTGGACAGGGCAGTACTGGGTATGCGTTGCCAACACGGCGGGGCAGAGCGACGTGGTCCCAGGGGAGCCCCTGGTCACGGTCTTCTGGCAGCTCATGTCCGGCCAGGTCAACGCCCCCATAGGGCCCTGGAACTCGCAGTACGAGTACTCGCCTGGGGACGAGGTCTACTATGCCCCCAACCTGAGCGGCACGGGCAATGTCGTGTCGGTGGGAGGGTCGGTCACACAGACCTCCCGCCAGAACTCCTGGACCAACCCCTCGGGGGCCATCGAGACGGGTAGCAACTGGGCGTCCGTCACCCTCTACGGCTCGTCCAACCAGGTCAACAAGTCCTGGCTCCTCAACATCTCGGGCTTCAACTTCTCATCGGTCCCCTCGGGTGCCACGGTCACGGGCATAGCCGTCAAGGCCACGCACTACCAGTCGGCTGGCTCCTCGGCGGCGATGCCTGACACGGTCACCCTGCTGGGGCTGACGGGCAACGTCACCGACCATACGCCTACCTATCCCTCGGGGAACCTGAGCGGCTCGTATGTGACCGTCACCTACGGCGGCAGCTCCGACCTGTGGGGAGTGTCCCCCACGCTGGCCCAGCTCCAGGCGGGAGGGTTCAGCGTCCAGCTCGGCTACGAATGCACGCAGGGCCCCGGCAGCGGTGCGGTCGTGCAGGTGCAGAATGTCACGGTAACGGTCTACTATGCGACCTCGGGGGTCGGCACGCAGAACTACTACAAGTGCATCGCCGCGTCCTTCGACAACCCCCCGTCATCGAGCCCGAACTACTGGACCCTCGTCGGGCCCAACTCGCAGGACGCCATCCCTGACGGGCAGACCTACGCAAGGGTGCTGGGCTCCGCCCTGGCGGCAGGCGTGCCCTATACCTACCTCGGGCAGTGGAACTCTTCGGCCCACTACACGGTCGGGGAGGAGGTGACGTGGCCCGCCACGAACCCCTCCTACTGGTGCTGCGCAGCGAATAACACCAACAGCGCCCCCGCCCTGGGCAACGGCAACTGGACCCAGATGGGCTCGGCCCCGACATTCACCGGCACCTACTCGGCGGGCACTGCGTATACGGTCGGGCAGGAGGCAAGCTACAACGGGGTGGTGTGGATTTGCACGACCGCCTGCACGGGGCAGACGCCGTCCTCGGCAAGCACCTATTGGGAGGAGGTCTCGGCCGGCTACCAGGGCGTGTACTCGGCAAGCACCACCTACCAGGCGGGGCAGACCGTCTCCTACGGGACGCCTGCCGTGATCTATATCTGCATCCTGACCGCCCTCAACCAGACGCCCAGCACGGCGACCTCCTACTGGCAGCCCTTGTCCTCGGGGAGCTTCGTCGGGGCATGGGCGAGCGGTACGAGCTATTACAAGGACCAGGAGGTTTCCTATACCGATGGGAACATGTACTGGTGCAAGTCCTCGGTTGCCAACGACACTACCGCGCCCTCCTCCGACAGCACCCACTGGATTCTGGTGGGGCCGACGAACCTCGACAGCGTGGCGAACGGGACCACCTATTCGAAGGTCCTGGCGGCCTATGTGACTGCCGGGGTGCCCGTCACCTACAAGGGAAGCTGGGCGAGCGGCAAGTCCTACAATGTGGGGGACGAGGTCATCAGCGGCACGGCCTACTACTACTGCCTGCTTGCCAACACCAGCAGCTCTGGCAACCAGCCCCCGAACGGCACCTACTGGCAGCAGACGGGCACGACCGTGTCGGTCTACCTCGGCACCTGGGCCAGCGGCGTGTCCTATGTTGCGGGAAATATCGTCCTGCTGAGCAGCGTCATCTACACCTGCATCCTGGCGAACACCAGCAGCAGCGGCAACCAGCCCCCCAACGCAACCTACTGGGTGTCCAGCACCAACAGCACGGACATGGGCTACTGGAGCGGCACGGCATCGTACGTGCCTGGCAACCAGGTAGCCTACCAGGGCGCGTTCTTCATCTGCACGGTGGCGAACAGCAACAGCGCCCCGTATGTCGGCAGCTCCTATTGGACGCTGCTCGGGACCTCCACCATCGGCATAGTGGCATACTCGGCAGGGACCAAGTACAACGTAGGCTCCGAGTGCCTGGGGTCGGACAGCAACGTCTACCAGTGCATCCTTGCCACGACCGGGAACGCTCCTCCTAATGCATCCTACTGGGCGCTCGTAGGCCCTCAGACGTTGGATGCCGTGGCCGATGGCACGACCCACATCCGGGGCACGCAGTACCCAGGCTCGGCAATCGTCCTCGACAACCCTAACTTCCTGGCCGGGACGGCGGGATGGAAGGTGGCCAGCGGCGGGGCGGGCAGTGACACGATGGCGGTCAGCACGCAGTCTCCTATCACCAACGGCAAGTCCATCGAGCTTACGACCAGCTACGCCTATGACGCTGTGGCTCAAATCCGCCAGTTCAAGGTCAGTCCGGGCGACACGTTCTTCCTGAGCGCCTGGTTCAAGTCGGACGGCGTCTTCCAGTGCATAATGACGTTCAGCTTCTACGACGGGGCCGGGAACAGCCTGGGCTACATATCGACGGGGGTCAGCACGTCCACGAGCTGGACGCAGGTGACGGGCACAGGGGCCGCCCCGGCTAACGCCGCCTCCGCCATGCTCTATTGCCTGCAAAGGTGGGATAACTCGGGCGGCACCCACAGCGGGTACTGCTCGCAGCCCCACCTGGTCCGGGTGGCATCGCTCGATACCGAGGTGGGGGACGGCCCCATCTACAGGCGTGTCATCGGCGTGTCGGGCGGGCTGGTGCAGACGGGAAGCGTTGCCCCCTCGGCAGTGTCGGGGTCGGTCTACACGTCTGTGACGGGCTACACGTCGATCACGAGCAGCGGGACGGTCGGCAGCATCAGCGGGATAAGCATCCCGACAGGGTTCAGCTATACCAAGGTCACCATCAACGGGGCGCTCGCATCGACCAACAGCACCGCCATAGGCTGGGGAGCTACGCTCTACAACGCTGCCGGGACCGCCCTGTTCTCCTGGGCGTACCAGGCGTTCGCGGCGGACGAGGTCGGGACCTCGAAGTACAAGAACTTCGAGCTGAGCTTTGTGGACACGGTAGGCTCGACAGGCTACTACTGGGTCATCACCTGCAACACGGGGGGGACGCTCTCGATCATCCCGCTCTATGCGTACGTCGAGCTGTTCAAGAGGTAGGCTATGCACTATGTCATCTACGACTCGGAGGGGAAGGTACACGGCATCCTGGGGGGGACGGCGGACATGGCCACGCCTGAGTGGCTGGCCGCCAACACGCCCGAGGGGATGACCATCAAGGCCGTCAAGCAGGAGGAGGCCGCCGAGGCGATGGGCTGGGCGAGGGAGACGAAATGAAGGCGATAACGGGGAAGTTCACGCGGCCGGACGGCAGCCCGATGGCGGGGGCAGTGCTGAGCCTCGCCCTGAGCCAGGACGCCGTGGCGGAGGGGAACGAGCAGCTCACGCGCAGGCCAGCCTATATCACGCTGGGAAGCGACGGGAGCATCCCGGCAGGCACGAAGGTATGGGCGAACGACGAGATCATGCCCAACGGGACTCTGTATGTAGCAATGGTGAGGGACTCGGAGGGCAGGAGGGCCTACGGGCCCGAGCTTTGGACCATCGAAGGCACGGCACCCATTGACCTTACGCTGATCGTGCCGCCGCTCCAGCCGATACAAGGAGAGCCCTGCACCATCAGGGACTAAGATGATCGTCCTTACAGGAAAATTCTCGTATCCGAACGGGCTGCCCATCGCGGGGGGGACGGCATTCTTCCGCCTCAGCCAGGACGCGGTGTCCTCCAGTGGGCAGGTAGCGCCCCAGGTGCTCCAGTTCACCCTGGGCAGTGACGGCAGCCTGCCTAGGGGCATCGTCCTCTACGGGAACGACGAGCTGGAGCCGCAGGAGACCTACTACAAGTGCTGGGTGGTCCAGGGGACCGCCAGGGTCTACGGCCCTGAGCTATTCCAGCTCACGGGCGGCGGCACGGTTGACCTGGACTCGATCATCCCTGTCTCTGCGCCCGGCAATGTCGTGTCCCTCTACGGGGCGACAGGCTACTCCGGCTACTCTGGCTACACAGGCTACACCGGGCCTGGGGGCGGGGCCTCTGCCACGGGAGCCACGGGCTACTCCGGCTACACAGGATTCACTGGCTACACGGGCGCTGGCGGGGTAGGCAGCATAGGGGCGACCGGCTACTCGGGATACACAGGATTCACGGGCTACACCGGGCCTGGGGCGTTCACCGGCTACTCGGGATACACCGGCTACACTGGGCCTGGGAACTTCACTGGCTATTCAGGCTACACGGGCCCCACTGGTCCTGGGAACTTCACAGGCTATTCTGGGTACACGGGGTACACGGGAGCCACGGGAGGCACGGGCTATTCTGGCTACACGGGCTACACCGGTCCCAGCATCACCGGCTACACCGGCTACTCCGGGTTCACGGGCTATTCTGGCTTCACTGGCTACACCGGCCCGACCGGGCCTGGGAACTTCACGGGCTACTCCGGTTACTCTGGATACACAGGATACAC